ATATGAGAAACAATAAAGTTAATATTGATTTCTTAAAAGAACAAGTTTCAAAACTACAGGTAGATGTAGAAAAATTAATTAGAAATGGCAATGGGACACACTGATGCCAAGACCTGTTCGCAAATTAATTGTAAGACTACGAATGTGGTATGCGGACATTAGAGGTCATCATGGCAAAAGGTGGGACTATGAACCATCAGAACATTACATGGGGAGAAATAAAAACAAATGGTTGAAGTAGTTTTTGCTCTACTTTTAATAGTAGACCACGAAATCAAGGAGCATAGAATACAAGATAGTTTATCAAAATGCTTAAAAGCTAAAAGATACGCTATGAAAGACAAAGCACCTGCTGATAGAGTGGTTTATAAGTGTATCAAATCTAAAGCCAATATAGAAATTTATATGGGCGAAAAGAAAATTACCTCATTAATATTAGAATAACACAGTGGCTAAAGCACCAAAGTGGGGAGAAAATAATTATGTTAAAGACAAACCCAGAAAACGAAAAGGAAGACACACAAAGTCTCCAAATAAACGAAACGACAAGAAAAAATACAGAGGACAAGGTCGTTAAACCAGAATTAGGTACGATTATAAAAGAGTTACCACAATTATTAGTAACTCATGCTTATAAAAAGCTAAAATCAGGCGAAGAACTAACAGCATCAGAAATGAAAGTCTGTTTAGAAGTTTGTAAAACTTATAGTTCAGAACCTTTAGAGAAAAAAGAAGAAAATATTTTAGATACAGTACCATTTGATGATGGACAAAAGAATTAAAAACTTTAAAAATTTTTTGTATTTATGTTGGAAGCATTTATCATTGCCTGACCCAACACCAGTACAATACGATATTGCTGATTATTTACAGTCAAACGAAAAGAGACTTGTAATAGAAGCGTTTAGAGGTGTAGGTAAGTCTTGGATTACTTCAGCTTTTGTCTGTCATCAGTTATTACTCAATCCTCAAAAAAATATTTTGGTGGTCTCTGCGTCTAAAACTAGAGCAGATGACTTTTCTACGTTTACACAAAGACTAATAAGTGAAATGCCTTTGTTACAACACTTGATACCTAGAGATAATCAAAGACATTCAAAAGTATCATTTGATGTAGCACCTGCAAAAGCCTCACATGCACCATCAGTTAAATCTATGGGTATTACAGGGCAGTTAACAGGGTCTAGGGCTGATATTATCATTGCAGATGACGTAGAGAGTGCCAATAACTCACAAACGCAGTTAATGCGTGATAGACTATCAGAAACAGTCAAAGAATTTGATGCCATTATTAAACCTAATAGTGGACGTATTATATTTCTAGGAACACCTCAAAATGAGATGTCTTTGTATAATACTTTAGAAGAAAGAGGGTTTAAGACAAAAATATGGACTGCATTAGTACCTAACAAGACACAAAGAATAAGTTATGGACATAAACTTGCAGATATAATTCAAGGGGACGAAGGTAAACCCACAGACCCTAAAAGATTTGACGAAATAGACCTTATGGAAAGATTATCTTCGTATGGTCGTTCAGGTTTTAACTTACAGTTTATGTTAGACACAAGTTTGTCTGACCAAAACAGATACCCACTTAAATTAAACGATTTAATTGTAGCTTCAGGCTCTTCTACATGGAAAGAAGCTCCTGCGAAGATACAATGGGCTTCAGGCACACAGCAAATGAAGGATATAGACCCAGATATTCCTAATGTAGGACTTAAAGGGGATTATTGGGTAGCTCCTTTGATGATGTCTGAAGAATATACTAAATTTGAAGGCACAGTTATGTCTATTGACCCTAGTGGTCGTGGAGAGGACAAAACAGCGTATGCGGTGCTTAAAATGCTTCATGGAGTGCTTTATTTGACTGCTATAGGCTCACTAGAGGGTGGATATAGCGAAGAAACTATGGCTAGATTATCTCATATTGCTAGAAAGCATGATGTAAACTATGTGGTTATAGAGAGTAACTTTGGTGATGGTATGGCAACCCAGTTGTTAAAACCAGTTATGGCAAAGATACACCCATGTGAAATAGAAGAAGTTAGACACAATATACAAAAAGAGAAAAGAATTATAGACACCCTAGAACCACTTATGAATAGTCATAGGTTAGTTATAGATGATGTCTTAATACACGAAGACTTTAAGAACGAACCTGACCATCAGTTGTTTAGACAAATGACAAGACTGACCAGAGACAAGGGTAGTTTAAGGCATGATGATGCCATAGACGCACTTGCAATGGCGGCTAAATACTGGGTGGACAGGATAGATAGAGACCAAACCTTATCTTATAATCAGCACAAAGAGGAACTCTTGGATAGGGAATTGGAAAGATTTATGGAACATTCAATAGGAAGGACACAGGTAAAAGATAGATGGATATAGAACAAACTAAAGAAGCAGTTAAGAAAGAAGAAGGTTTTAGAATGGAGACCTACTACTGTACCGAAGGTCATCTCACAGGTGGCTATGGTCATAAGATGCTAGAAGGCGAAGTAGCACCTAAAGATAAAGCAGGTTGGGACAAGTTATTTGAAAGAGACTTTGCTAAAGCTGTAGCAGGTGCAGATGAAGTATTAAAAGATTGCCCTGCTGACATAGATGAAACTGCAAGAAATCTTGTGGTGGAAATGTGTTATCAAATGGGTCAATTTGGTGTATCAAAATTTAAAGGAATGATTAAGGCATTATCAGAGAAGGACTATAAGAGAGCTTCTTATGAAATGCTTGACAGTCGTTGGGCTAAACAAACTCCTAACAGAGCAAAACGTATGGCTGAACGAATGGCGAATATTTAGTAAAAAAATCTGTGGGGGTAACGTTCTACACGAAAGCCACAGTTTCCCCCATAGGTTGCACCTGCGAGGCTTGAAAATCCTGCTTTTTGTTATTCTATGCGTGTTTTTTCTCTATATATACGCAAAGGAGTTCATATCCTTACACACATGGGGGCGGACTTTTTTTATTTTCGTGTGTGCTTGAGCTAGTCTGTTTTTTTGGTTGGCTCTTTATGTG